TAGCATGTTCGGTAACTTTACCTTTGCAAACATAACCATAATAAGGCTTGCCTGTTTTAGAGATACCTTGTTTAAGAATATGACCATGCTCGCAAGCAGGTGGCTCTTTAGGTGTTGAACTTCCTATTGCATCAACAGCTTCTGCAACCGACCAAGCCTGTGGATCATCTTGTTTATTCTCAACTGCAAATGAAGCTCTTAAAGCATCCTCAACAGCTGCGGATTTAGTGCCGGGCGCTCCGTAACGCCTTTGTTCAAGCTTCTTTTCATATTCGTTTTGCTTTTGATCTGCTTCAACGATTTTCATTGAATCTTTTGTAGCTGTCTTATTGCTGCCTTTGAGCAGGATTATTGCCCTACCTAAAGAACTGCTTGCAGTATCCTCTGCATACCATTTTTTCATGTTAGGCATATAAGTTTCCCTAGACCCAAATGCTATGTTGGAAACTGCTGGCTTATCATCTTTTGAATCACGCCATAAAGTAGCCTGAACTAAAATGTAACCCTCTTTTGGATCGTGGCTAATAACTGATATATCTGATCTACCCATCGGATAGTTTTCAATAAACCATTTATTCAGCGTTGCAACATCCTCATAATCATCTAAGTTAAAACCCATTTTTAGCGCTCCCATTCAAAGTCTTTGTCCTGCATGTATTCATGGCAGGTTTTTGAGATCGCAATATACGCAATTGCGTCTTGGTAGTGATCCATAACTTCTGGACTTTCAACGCTGCGACTGAGTTTGAGCATGACCATACAGCCTGCAACTTGATTTGATGTGATTGGATAACCAAGATACGCAGACCATAATTTGGCAATTCGATCCATTTGGATTGCTGGATGACCATACTGCATTCCTCGTTCGTGGATAAGTGCGAGCGCATCTTGTAGCAGTTTTTCAGTTCTTGTCATAATCAAAAACCTGATCTAACTTCATTTTTCTTACGCGGTCTTGGTGTTCTAAACTAGCACGCCACCCATCCTGACGGCCAGACCAATACCCGTTTTCGTAGTGTTCATTATTTGTGTGCTTTATTAGCCACCATGCAACTGCCATGCTTCCGGCAATCAATAACCACATTCCTAGTATTTCCATGCTTGCTCCCTTATTGCTTTTGGAACGACAACAGGATCTCTGTCATCGATTACTGTATATCTTGCACCTGACGGATGAATTGACGGCGCAGCAGCTACATAACCCTTGAACTTGATATCTATGCCATCAACTAACTTGCCACGATAGGAGTCAATTGCATTTGCTTTGTAATACAAATGAAAACCATCCCCAGTTTGAACTGTGTATGTTGGCGTAAACTCAGATAACAATTCGCCACCATTACGAAAATCGATATCAAATACGACTAAGCCAGATGTCTGGCAAGCAATACCGATGTTTATTTTTGGATCAAAGTCAAACCAAAAATCAATTAGTTTGATGTCAGTTGTTGCTGATAAATAAGCTCTTTTGCATAGCTCAAAGTGTGGGTCTTTTTTGTTTGCCTGTAATGGCATAACAGCCCATCCACGATTAGCATATTCAAATGCAGCTTCTCGATTATCTACTGCTAGTTTCATGTCGCTCCCTACATGTAGCACAATTTGTGCCTTGCATGTAGTATGAATTAAATCAAGGTTATTTGGTAGGTCGCTTACGGCGTGTTTTATAACGATTAGATAACGCTAATATCCTCAAAATCGTCGATATGGTCATCAATCGTGCGAACCCTATAGTCTGTTTCAAGCCCCATAAGTCCTTCGATTGTAGGTAAATGATCCATCATGATTAACGGGTATCAGCTCTACTTGATGGCCTTTCTTGCCAAAACTTAGGACTGTGAAGCCCATATTCCAATCGGCTGAGTTATATTTTAAGTAACTAGCCTTGCGCATGTCCATGAGATGACCGGCTTCTATACCCCAAATCGTTGAATAACGGCCGTTTAAACCAGTTTGGTGTCGGACTGCACCCTGCCTATGGGAGTGGCCACAAACTACGCTAGAATGCCATTTCTTGGCCAAATTAAGGCCTGTTATACCTGCATGCTTAGACATGTTACCTTCATCCCCATGAGCCAAATGCCAACCCTTTTCAAACTCATAGGCTCGCTTATGAAATCTAATTCCTAAACTGCTGAAATCCATAAACTTGTCATAAGCCAATTCAGGTAATCCAATAAGTGATGGCGCACCTTTGAGTAATGTTTGATAAATTCTATCTGTGTGATTTGATCTGACAATATCTGTAGTGCCTAGATCGTAAAGGATCTCTTGGCCTAATTTTCTTTCCTCATCTAATGTTTCGGCAAACTCTAACTTCGTGCCTTTTGCCCAACGGCTTTGTGAGCCTAGATCCATTTCATCACCAACATTTAAGACAAAATCAAACTTCTCGTGCTTGACCATCTTAATTAAATTGGCAACTGCTTTTGGATGGTGTAGTGGAATTTGCAAATCTGGGGTTACTAGGTATCTCCGATTGGCTTTAATTAATCTTCATCCTCATCTGGAGTAGGAATAGTTGGGATTATTCCTTTATCGCCTACGATCCAGTCAGGCATTGAATCAGGATTATCCATTAGATATAGTGCTACCGACTCAGAGAATCCAGCCTTACGAGCTGTCTTAAATATCTCATGTTTAACGATATACCATTGATCCAGTTTGCTTATTTCAGGAGTGTGGCGAACGCGACGACGATTAACTTTTTTGCGTTTAGGTTGTTTCCGTGTGTTCGCCATAACAAAAATTATCGCTTACTAATTAACATGAACAGATCATCAACACGCGCTTCAAGTCGATTAATCTGATCTTTTATTGATGAGCCACCATTTGGCTTAAGCTCATTCAAATAAGATTTAATAAGAAAGCGGACTCCCAGTAATAAACTTGTTGATACGGCGCTTACGCCAACGGCTATGCCAACCCATTCGTTTGCGGTCATGACGCATTAATTCCATAATCCGCTTCGCTCCCTGACTTTGGATCTAACGCTTTGGCAATAGGCGCAACAATTGCACCAAGCATAGTTGCATAGGCTGGATGAATGTCCGCCACGATTGCTAAAGCAACTGTAATTCCACTAGCTGCCACAGCTCTCAAATATGACTTAATTGCTGCTTTGTGTTTTTTGGTTAGTTTCATTAATTGCCTTTCAGTAGTGGGATGTCGAACTTCTCGCCAGTTTGATTTGGCTTAAAACTAATATGGATATGCTTATGGTGTGGGTTTATGCCTCTGTATTTTCTGAATTTCCAAAGCGACTTAGCACTAGCAATTTTACCAGCATGGATTATGTAAGAAATACGCTTATCTTTTTTTGCTGCGAGTCGAAGTTGATCTGCCAAAGCATGACTAATCCCTTGTTCGTCAGATAAGCCAGCGTCAATATCGATCGCGCATACTTCACCTGATGGTCTTGGGTTATGGTCGGACTTCCTTGATTGATGCTTAAGATCACCGATCCATCCATCAGCTTTCCTGCTGCGATCCACGAAAGTATCATTTATTTGGTCGCGTAAAGTATCAGCAGCTTTAGATAACCAAGCCTTCATTAGCCAAGTATCGTTTGAAGTTCATCAGCAGTTAAACCAATGCGATCAAGGATTGCTGCTCTAGCAGTTTCTTTTGCTTTGGCTTCGGCTTTCCTTGCTTCGGCTTCGGCTTTGTCTAATTCCATCTGAGCAATTTCCTCAGCATTTGCATCTCTAATAATTTCCTCGCCAGTTTCGCAATTAACAATTTTAACTTGTGGTGTATTTGTTTTAGCCATTATTTGACTCCGTAAAGTAGGGCTGTGCCAGATGTGAAAGTTACTCCTGTTTGTCCAAGAGTAATGCTGCTAATTGCTCCTGTTTGATTGTAGAAACCGCTTGATAATCTATAATTAAAAGAGGTTGTTGTGGTTGCGTTTGTTTCCATCGAGGTAGTATTTAACATTTTCCAAGTTGTAGTATTGGCATAATCAAAAATGTCGCAAACAATTAAACCTGTTGCAACAGAATTATCGTTGCCATCTGATAATTGAATTATAGTGCTACCAAAAGTATTGGCAACTGCGCCAGAAGTGCGAGCACTATAGCGTGTATTTGCATCTGAATTGAAACGCATCCATATATACTCATTATCTGATGTTGGTTTGAAATTTCTAATAACTAATTGAAGGTGGTAATAGGTGGCAGGAATTGATGTTAAATCAACACTTCCACCAGTTAAGGTAGTTGTGCTAATTAAAGTCATACCACTGCTTGCTGGTGTTGCCCATTCTGGAGCGTTTGCACCAGAATTTACTGTTAAGACTTGTCCAGCAGTTCCAAGTCCTAATCTGGTTTTAACATTTGCAGTAGATGAGCGATAAGCAATATCGCCAAGAGTTGTTTCAGGGTTTAAATTCTTAACTGTGGTATCAACAGATGAACCAAGTGTGCGAATAGCAGCTGCGCCATCTTTTACTAGCGCTGTGTCATCTGGAGTAGTCCAGCTATAATTGGTAGTGGTTGCCATTTTATCCTTTTCCTATGCGACTATTGTAGCGTATTCCCAAGTCAATGTTGGGCTTAAAGTGTTCCAACGCTCGGTAATTGGTGTGGTATTCCAACGCATCGCCACTTGGCTAAACTCAACAGGCGAAACATTGATTGTCAAAAATAGTTCATTAAATCGTGTACTCCATGACCAGCCCTCAACATAGCCTTCAAACTCGCCATTGGATATTTGAGCAGGTAGGTTTTTGATATTGACTGGCATTCCCATAAATACACCCAGCAAATCATCACGATCAGCGTTGTCGATTTCAGAGTTAGTTATTGGAAAGGTTATGGATTGAAATGATGGTCTTGGATAAGCTCTTTGGGCAATATAGCGATCAGCAATAGCCTGAGCATCGACTGCGCCTTGAACCCTAGAATTAATGCTTTCAGCTTTGTAGCCATATAGGGCAATTGAAGCGGCATCACTAGCTGTAACCTGTGAATTGAAGTTATTACCATAATTGATGTATATGTCATTTCTAACATCACCTGAGCGCATAACTGTTGATAAGCCAGAACCTAAAGAATGACCAGCATCTAATTCAACATAACCATTGGTAAGTAAATAGTTTTGTCTGTGGTCTGCATCGGCATACCCGATATTTCCATTATTAGCTTCATAAATATAACCAAATGCTGAGTTAGCAATCTCTATAATAATGTTATAGATCGTATCAACTGTCGTAGATTGTGCAGTCATTGTGTAAAGGCCGGGTTGATCTATTTCGCCAAGCCCTAAATTAACTGCATTCTCC